TAAGACGTTTTTTATTAATACAAAATTAATTATAAAAAAAGATTAAAAAATACGCTAATTTATAATGATTCTAAATAAGAACGATTAAAAAATATGCGTCAATCTGGCAATTTGTCCGAAGTTTTTATGATGCAAAAATCCTTCAATCGCTTTTGGTGCGTGTTGATACCCGTTTCGGTGGTGCCAAGAATCGGTTCCACTTGGTGAACGAAGACTTTCAATTGTGCAACCGATAAAATCTTTTGCAATTTTATGGTGAACGTGGTGTGTGTAAATATATCGGTGCTTTGAATTTGTCCAGTCTTTTGATTCTGAAGCCATAAGCAAAGGCAAATTTTCTAATTTAGCACCGTCGCCGTGAGTAGATCCAATAAGATTGTCGTAATATTTGTAATATTTACGATGCGAAATTGACACATCAAACGTTATGTTGATACAATCTTTGAAATATGATTGAATAACTTGCGCCAGGAAAAAGCCGTTTGTGTAGTCGTGATTTGAAGGATTGAAAACGAAGTGAACGTCTGCAACTGGAATCAACATTTTTAATACGTCGACGTATAATTGCTTTGCAATCATAAAATTTTCGTACCACATACCGTCTGTATCTTGTGGTGTTCCGCTTGTTGTAGTTCGTTTTGGATTGTCAATGTGCAAAATATCATTTCCGCCAATAAACACAATTTTGTCAATATTAAATCCAGACGATTTGTCAAGAATACCTTTGACACCTTCCAAAGTTCTTTGAACCGCAATGTTTTGATTGTATTTTTCGCCAGTTTCCCACTCGTTACAAAGTTTTCCAATATGAATGTCAGCTGGACTTAAAACAAGACAATGTCCGTCTTTAATATACGACCTTTCAAATATTGGAAAAATAGGTGTGAATTTTTGTAAATCTTCAATTAATAAATCGGCTAATTGTTTAAATTCTTTTTCTTCTGGTTTCTCAAATAATGGATTTGTAACACGAACAGATTCCGTTTTTGTCTTCAACCATAACATCGGTGCGGTTGTTGGATCAACTCCGACATTCTTACAAGCATCAATAATTCCTTTTGATTTAAATTGTCTTTGAATATAGAAACGCAAAGTGTCTTTTTCTATTTTTGATAAATTTAAATTGTGCTTTTTTACAATTAATTTTAAGTTTTCAATGTGATTTAAACTAAAATCAATGTCATTGTAATAGATTTTTGAATCCATAAGTGAATTTTAATTGTTGAAATATACAATTTTTATTTAGTTTTCCACAATTGATAAGAAAATAAAAGTGTAAAATGTGGTTTTTCTGTAAATGTTACGTTCATTTGAAGTGCAAAATTTATTTTTGAAGTACCGAAATTTAAGTTTGTAAACAAATAAGGTGTTGAAATAAAAGTCGATGCACCGATATTTTGTGAAAATTTGTATTTGTCAATCAATATTTTTCTTTGATTTTGAATAATATTGTTTTGTTCGGTTTGTTTTTGTTCTAATAAACCAATCAAATCGGTTTGTTTTTTTACCTGGTCTTTGCAAGTGTCAAACTGAAGTAATTCTTTGACTATATTTCTTGCGTAATCAATTGGTATTTTTATTATTGTATCGTTTTGAGAAAAAATCTTCGATGTCGTTACGCTGAAAAGTATCAATAAAATCAATTTTAACTTCTTCATATTTTATAATTTCAGATTTTGTTTGAATTATTTGTTTGTCAATTGAATCAATTTTCTTTTCGCTTTGAATGATGTCGTTTTCTTGCGTTTTGCGACTACTTCTAAATAATAACAATAAAAGTATCACAATAATATAAATAATGTCCCTATATTGAAAAATAATACTTCGATTCGTCTTCACGACGTTTGACAAGTCCAGATAAAACTTTGCCATTTGCTCGTGTCCATTTTTTAAATTCATTTTCAATTTGTTTGTCGTTTGGATTTACATTCACTATTTTTAATAATGTCGATTTTTTAAAGTTTGCAACACCTACATTGTAAGCAAATGAAACCAACGCATTGAATTGTCTTTGATTTATATCTGAAGTCACACTTTGTGAAACCGCTTTTGCAAATCTGTCCGCAATTTCTTTAAACATTTCGAATGCTCGTTCTTTTGTAATTGGTTTGTCTAACAATGTGACACGTTTTCCGTCTTCATAATACGTGTTTCCGTAACCAATTGTTGGAACTTTTGCTGGACACAAATAAGGTTTTAAAACAAGCCCTTCGTGTTTTATTATAAGTTTGTAACCTTCATTATTCAATTTCATTTTTAATGTATTTAGCACGTTGAATTGTGGTTTTTAAAAGTTTCCAAATATTTACATTGAATGCAACCTCAAAATTTTCTTTGATTGATGTCATTTCAATAAATATCAAAATTATTGCAACTACTTTTGTAAAAAAATTATCTATTTGAAACCATATTTTAAAAAATTCACCAAGCAAAAATTTGTCTATTGCGAACAATAGTAAAATTGCCATTTCGTAAAGAACAAACTTCGACACAATGTTTGACATTCGTCTTGATGAAATTTGTTCTTTGATTCGTATTGCTTTAAAAATACCAAATATTGTGTCAAGTGCGATTGCAATTCCAACCGCAATCAACAATCCTTTTATTGGTGCAAAAAATAGAAAAAACGAAATAAGTAAATAATTTAAAAATGTTTTCATTTATTTTAATAGGTTTACAACTTCATAACCAGCTTGTTCAAGTGCTATTTGCGTATAAGCTAAAGCAGTTTCAATAGTTTGCGTTTCGCCTTTTTGCAATTCAACTGTAATGTTACCATTTGGTACGTTTGTACTAATTGCATTCGCTCCCTCTTTGAAAGCTAAATTACTTGCGTAGTTTGATGTGGCAATTTCTAAAGTAGTTCCGTTTACTCTACCAGCGAACTCGATTCTACAATACACTTCAGTCATTTCAATTTCTGTTCCCGTAATAATAATTTTTGCTGTTTCTGTTTGTTTTACTAATAATCCCATTTTATATTTGTTTTAAATTATGAATGTCCATCCTGTAGACTTGTTTACGTATAATCCCTCTACAACGTCTGTGCAATAAACCATTAACCCAACTGCTGGTGATGCTATTGCTAAACGTTGTGCGTTTGTCATTCTTGGCGGAAGGAATCCTCTTGTTGTAGAATCAACTTGTAAAAAAGCCGAACTTAAAGGATTAGTAGCTCCAATAGCAACACCTGTAAGAGTTACTGCCATTATATTAGTACCAGCTTTATTAAAAACCATACTTCCGTTACCATCGATAAAAATCCTTGAAGACTGAGCTGACGATAACCCAAACATTATTATTCCATCGCCTTGTCCATCTCCAGCCTGTTTTAAATATAAAGCTGTTTGTCCTGTTCTGCCTTGTAAATGTAACCTTCCCAATGTTGGGGCCACACCAATTCCAAAATCACCTACTCCATTTGAAACTAATAAATCAGCATTATCAGCACTATTCCTTACTCTAAACGCTATGTCAGTTGATAACGCTCCTTGAGCTCTTACGTCAAGTCTAGCTTGTGGGTTTGTTGTTCCTATGCCTACGTTACCATTAGAATCTAAACGCATTCTTTCAGTAGAGTTTGTTGATATAGCAATTGTATTGGTTGTTGGAAAGAATATTCCGTTTCCACCACTTGCTCGAAAACTTGGTGCTCCAGCATTACCACCTATGTTTGTAACAAAGTAATTTGAATTTACATCATTACTACTAAATATTCTACCATCTGCTCTTACCGATGCAAGAACCCCACCTCCTGAATTTTGCCAAACTTGTATAAATTGAGTAAATGGACTTTGATATGGAACATTATTTCTTACTATTAATGGAGCAATTCCAACTCCTACTGAAGAATTAAAAATTTCTAACCTCTTATTAGTATTATCCCAAAATAACCCATTATCCCCTGTTTGAGTATTTGTGGCGTTCCAAAAAGCAACTTGACCATTTGCACCTGTTCCTGTAACTGGGTTTGTAAGTGTGTTTTGCTTTGTTGTGTCAAGTTCTTCAAAGTTATCATTGCATTTTATAAACGCATCACGTAACGGATCACCAGTTCCGTCATTTGCACTTGTACCGACATTTATTATTTCAATTGCCATATTTTAAAATTAACGATTGTTATTTATTGATTCATTTTTTGAATTATTTCTTTTAATAATATTTGCATTTTTTAAAAATAATTTAATTTTTTTTATATTTTCTTCAGTTCTTTTATCTACTTTTCGCATTTTTAATATGGATTTTGTAAGTACCATTTTCCGCAAACTAACTTTGATTTAATTGGATTTACAATATTATTTGAATTTGAAACGTATTCTGGTAAATGAAATTTACAAAGCCAACGTTCCAAACGTGATTCGTACATTTCCATCTTTAAACGTTGTTGATTTACAAGATAATCAATTTCAGTTTTATCAACTGACGTTGAATCCGCTGGATTGTGTTTTGTGATTCCACCATTATTGATTTGATATGCACCAAAAAGCAAATATTCCATTGCTGATCCGTGAATAATAAACGGAACAAGATAATCTTCATATAATGTCAAATAGTCATCAACCAATTCGTCGTTTTCAAAGTCAACACATATTTTATCATATAACGTTTCACCAAGAACTTCTTCAACTCGAATACGTTGAAAGTCTGCAATCGCCAAAACGTATTTGTCAACGTCAATATTCCCACCCAAAGGTGTGTTTTTTGTTAGTTCGTTTTCTTTTAAAAGTATTGTTGTCATCTTATTGTCTGTAATTAGGATCTAACGACCAAAAATTGTTTGATGCTTCAGCAACTTGCGCCACCTCAATTGGATTTGTTTCTAATCTTGCACCAGCACGTTCATTTGGTTCTAATTCGTTTATAATTCTTTGTGCTTCATTTACTGAAATTGATTTGTTGTTTCGTCTTAAATAAATTTTTCGCATCCAAAAATGTGAACAATTAACACCACCTTTGTATAAAAACAAATTATAAGTGTCCGCACCACCTGGTCCGAAACCTGGATTGATTGCTGGATTTTGACTTGCAAATAAAACGTCTTCTTTTCTGTAAACTTTTTTAGCACTTACCATTTTATTACAAAATTCACGTGAATTTCCGCTTGTTCTTAATGGTGCGTATTGATAACGAATTTTAAACAAGTCATTGTCTTGTTCGCTTGTTACGTTTGGAAACGATGTCGGAACACTTGCCAATTTTAAAGTCAATTCCGTAATTTGTGGAATTTCATCTTGTTTGCGTTCGTCAACTATTTCGTAATTTTCCAAGTCTTCGTCTTCGCCTAATTCAATTAAACTTTCAGCGATTTGATTCAGAATCATTTCTTCGTCTTCGTCTTTATTATCTTTTGAACAACAAATTTGTTGTGACAATTGTGTTATTGGTATTTGTTGACTTGTGAACATTGCTTGTGCAACTTCCGCTGGTAACGATAAGAATTGAACTAAAAATACAATTGCTTGTTCTTGCGTTAAAACTCCTTCACCTACTTTTGCAATGATGTCAATTGCACCAGTTATTTGAGCGCCATTATATGAAACTTTTGAATCTATAACGTCAGTTGCAACCGATTGAACATTGTCTTGTGAAACGATGTCAGATGCTCGTAATGAAATAAAAGACAAATCAATTGCGATTCCTTCACTTGCAAATATTTCCATTAAACAATCAAGAAT